CTTGCAGAATGCCGATTTGTGGAATGCCAATTTGCGGAATGCCAATTTGCAGTATGCCAATTTGCAGAATGCCGATTTGCGGAATGCCAATTTGCAGATTGCTGATTTGCAGAAAGCCTATTTGCAGAAAGCCGATTTGCGGAATGCCAATTTGCAGAAAGCCGATTTGCAGAAAGCCTATTTGCAGAATGCCAATTTGCAGAATGCCAATTTGCGGGATGCCAAAGAAACATCGTTAATTATTGCAAGAACTTACGTTGCTCCTGAAACAGGTGCATATATTGGTTGGAAAAAGTGCAACAATGGAGTTATTGTAAAGTTACAAATACAAGACAATTCAGAGAGGTCAAATGCAACTGGCAGGAAGTGTAGAGCAAGATACGTCATAGACCTTGGGCATTATGACAGGGACAGGAATGCTTTACCTGATAATCATATTGCCATCACAGACACATACAATGAAAGAACAGAATATAAAAAAGGTAAGGAGGTACATTGCCACGAATGGGACGACAATCGCTGGAATGAATGTTCAGGTGGCATTCATCACTTTATAACCCGCGCAGAAGCCGAGGCTTGGTAATGGGCGATTGGTCAACTAGGTCAGAAGAACTTATTTTTTTGTAGGAAAGGAAGCCAATGAATAAAGATGCGGAAATATTGAAGGAAGAAATAAAGCGACTGAAAGAGTTACAAGCTGACCTTGAAGTTGAGTATAAAGATACGCATGAATTAACAACCCTTTTGCGAACCTACAAGGTTAGGTATGCGCTAAGCATTATGACTGGACTAGACGATGAAAAGAGATGCGATGATTGCAAAGATAGATAAATCCCCCGAACTCCAATTCGCCCACGCCGTCATCCCCGCAGTGCTGCAAGAACTTGGCAATTGCAAATATGAAGGATGCCAAGAAGGTCACTTCTGCTTCGGTTATCACGAAGAGTATGATGAATACGAGTGGGGCGCATGTCCTTGTTGTGACGGTCGAAATTGGAAAAATTGTCCTAATTGCGACAAGCCCGTACAGGTCACTGTCCCAGACACGCTACAGTTGGAAGTTGCGCACACGCGATGTAGGGAGCAGCTAGTCAGGCAGTACAAGGTTTATGACGTTGGGATAAGCAAGATTGACAAAGAGTTGTATTTTTATCTAAGGAAATAGAGATGAATCACAAGATACATTTTTACTGCGGTAATTACGAAGAAGATTTTAATATGCTCGATGAATTAAGTATATCTTTGGAAGAATGGGAATCTTACTCAGAACAAGAGCAATCAGATTCTATTGATAAGGTTCACGATGAGTGGATGTATGGAAATGGATATGCTGGATGGTCGCCAAAATGACCATCATAGACAACTGTCCGAATTGCAGAAATCAGAAGAAAGGAAAGGGGATGTTGTTTTTGTTGGTAAAAGGAGAACAGAAATGATAATAGAAAACCCTGATTACATAACACTTAAATGGGGAACTATAAAATCTTGGAAATTGACCGATGATACCGCGTTTGAGTTGTTGAAAAGGTATATCAATCTTGGTATGAGCTTTTCCGCTATGCAACAAAGGGATACCAAAGAGCAAAAGGAATTAATTTGCAAAATTATCGACACTCTTGATGGCGATGTGTATCTTGAATGGGACGAAAAAAGCGTTTCAAAAGAAGAAGCAAAAAAATATGTATTAGAGTATAGGAAAGATGCCGGATAAAAACATACACTCACCAATATTCAGGGAAGTGCTGTACTGGTTTATTCTGTACCGCATTGTCGTATGCGATTTGCGCTGTAATTGGGATTATGAGCAGATCATGGGCGGCACCATTGCGATATATGAAAATAAGGAATAGCCTTGTTTTCAAAAAGGAGTTGAGATGATTGAACAAATGAACGGAATGAAGATGATCGAAAATATACACCTGACTGTTGAAGATGGCAAAACACTAAAGTATGTTAATCGTTCCTTGAAAGAGAGATTGTTTACGAAACTATACGAACGCTATTATTCTCCGCTCACAAAAAGAAAACTAATATCTGTTATAAGGCATAAGCCTAACCCTGATGTTTATGTAATGGGCGATAGGGTTTTAGGTCATCCAGAAACCCTTAGAGCACTAAAAAGAAAACTCGATTTGACAAAGGCTAGAAAAAATGTATAATGTAATCAGTCGGCGCAATGTTGCCGAGCGGTAGGTAGCCGCAAGCCATAGAAACAAGTATAACCAGACCTATTTTTTTCGTAGTCTGCGTCTCCCGTTTTACTTGTTTCAGGGCTACCCAGACACAGATTACGAAAAGAACGGGTCTTTTTATTATCAAATAAAGGAGAAGAGATGACACACGGAGCAGAAAAATACGAAATTCCAGAAGGTAAGTTTTGCGAAGTTCAATCTAATCAGGACTTGAAAGAATGCGATCACCTTGAAGCAGATGGGAACTCATATCACGGACATTTCCATAAATACAACAGGCGCGTATTTGCAAACAACATTGATCATCTGCTAAAGAAATGTAATGAGTGTTTGGGCTTCTGCACCTGCCTTGCGCCCAAGTTGAAAGATGGCGTGTGCGACGAGTGCGGGTTGGTGCGGCAGATTAGCACGTTAGGTAAATAACTATAGAGTAGTTAGTTCAATGGTAGAACAGTCACGCTTCGGTGTGAAAGGATGCCGTTCGATTCGGTAACCGCCCATAAAAATAGGGGAAGGGGCCAAGGGCTACAACGTAATAGCGCAGATGGGATCGGGCGCGAAGGCTTCATAGCAAGGACAAAGCTGGGTTGACCAGCAGGGCGAACACCGATCCCCACTGTTACAGATAAGTTCACCGCTGCGGTGCATCCCAGAATTATTGCCAGCGACAAAGCCGAAGAACAGGCTGGCGGGTAGGAATTCCCTAACAGGAATACCAGGAAAACCCAAATGTGGAGATTCGCAATCTTAATCGCACCTCTTCTAAGGATTAGCCATCCACTCGCTTTCTAAAACTTCCCTAATAGGAAGTGATTACCTAAACCCTAATAGGTTTAGAAAGAAAAAGAGAGAAGTGCCAGAGCCGCTCTGGGATAATTGCATCAAAAATTAAGTACTACCTACTAAAAACCTAAACTACTAAAAGAATGGTAGTTGGTGTATCTAAGGAGAGAAAGATGAAAGACGATTTTATAGAGTGGAAAGTAGAAGCACTGTATTGGAAGAAGAAAGCCAAATTATATATTGATAGGCTTGCTGCTATTTTAGAGCAAGAAAGCTCTTGGATTTCAGTAGAAGATCGATTGCCGGAAGTGGGAAAGCCTGTTCTTGCTATAACCAAAGGTGGAACTATGGATGTGCTGTGTTTAGGATATTGGGATGACGACAGCCAAAAACCCGATACGTGGTATTTAGCATTTAGGCAACAGCACTCGAACGGTAACGTTACCCACTGGATGCCGTTACCAACGTTACCTTCGTAACCCACCCCTGATGACATCCGTCATTACCCTGTTGGTTAGTGGTGGTGTAGGATTAGAGAAAAGGAGAGTTGAGAATGAAACCAATGTATAAAGCTAAGCAAATTTTACGACACATCATACATATTGATATGAGTTGTATACTGAAATCCAGTTAGCAAGAAACGAGGCCTTGAAGGAGCAAGAATGACGCAATCAAACCAGAGATGGAAAAAAAGAGTTGAAAAGTCATTCGACAGTGTATTTAGTGATTTCAATATCCGTGAATTTCTTTCTAGTAAAAGAATTTCTGATGAATTTATGCACTCGCTTATTCTTGCCCTAGAGCCTGAGTTTGCAAAGCCGAAGCGCGTAGGGGATGATACCCTTGATCTTCTTGGATATAACAACCCTGAACTAAACGCAAAGTTGAAAGCAGAAAGTGACATGTGCGAACGGGTAGAAGCGGCGTTGAAGATTGCTCCGGCGTGGGATAGCAAAAAAGACCCCTGGGGCGGCTATCACATAAAGTTAGTGGCTAAAGAGAAAGAGACAGGCTTCACTATCGAGCAATTCGTGAAGTGGTGGAACTCGGACGATTTCAGAAAAAAGCAAGGTATTTGGCTGAACCCTGAGAAGATAGATCGTTTCTGGCCTACAGCGATGAGCGAAACAGATACGCTCGGTTCTGTAGAGAAACAAGAACCTACTGAATTTCAGAAAGTAAAAGATTGGACACCCGCGCCAAAAAGGAAATAACTCATGGAGCTATTCAACATTGAAGCAGAAGAAGCCGTAGTAGGCGCGGTGCTGTATAACGCGGACGCTTATCTTGATGCAGCGGATATTGTAAATCCTGTTGATTTCAAAGAAGAAAGATATAACTGGTTGTGGGTTGCCTATAAATCGCTTCATTCAAAGAATATTCCCATTGACATGATAACGGTAGGGAACGAGTTGAATAGTAAGTTTGAAGCGTTTGGCGGCCAAGCGGCATTAACTGGGTTGATGGCTCGCGCGGCGGGGGTAGACACATTCAACATTAAAAACCACGCAGAAGTGGTCAAGGCTTGTGCTATCCGCAGGCACGTTCGCAATGCGGCGAATGAGCTTCTAAATATCTCAGAACATAGCGAAGATAGCGAGTTGATAAATGATACTGTTGCTTCTGTTGAGAAGGTTGTAAACAGATCAGAGCGTACAGAGATTTCGACTTTTAAAGATATTGTTTCTTCTTCCTATGATGAGATAGCAGAAAATAGCAGGAAATCAGACGAAGAGCTTGTTAATGTTTCTACAGGTCACAAAGACCTTGACAAACTGCTGATTGGATACCAGAGGTCAGACTTGATTGTCGTGGCTGGTCGCCCTGGTACTGGTAAGTCGGCTTTCTTGATGGATGAAGTAAGAACGGCTGGAATAGACGCAAAAAAGAATGTAGCTGTATTTTCTGCAGAGATGTCAAAGAAGCAACTTGTAAACCGTCTTATTTCTCAAATGACGGGTATAGAAGGGCAACGACTGAGAACTGGAAGGCTTAGAGATGATGAGTGGCCTAAGTTTACACATGCTATAGGCGAGATTGAAAACTCAAATATATTTATAGATGACACGGGTGGCATTACGCCATTACAGATGAGAACGAAATGCAAAAGGCTTCACATGCTTTACGGGCTTGACTTGATTGTTATGGATTACCTGCAACTTATGACCGCCGAAGGAAAGAAAAATAACAGGGTTGAAGAAGTTTCCCATATTTCAAGGCAGTTGAAGATATTGGCAAGAGAGATTGATGTTCCCGTATTGACCGCCGCACAGTTGTCAAGAGCGGTTGAGCAGAGAGCGAGTAAAAGACCCGTTTTATCTGACCTTAGAGAAAGTGGCTCTATTGAGCAAGATGCAGACATTGTAATGTTTGTTTTCACCCCCGATGAAATTACGAACGAGCGCGAGTTGATCGTGGCGAAACACAGAAGCGGTCCAACGGGGTCAGTTGATTTAGTATGGATGCCGAACACAACCACATTCAAGGACGCGACAAAAAGGAAGGTCAGTTTTGGAGTCTAAAATGAAAATCTTCGTAAAAGTTGAAGTGCCTGATGGCGAATATTGCAACCCTGAAAAGAGGGCGTGTCGCCAAGTAAGGCAAGTTGGTGGAAATAAAAATGTTCATTATTGTAGTTTGTCTTCGTTGGTTTTGAATGTTTATAAAGATAAGTGGCGTAAAACGCTTGAGTGCCTAGCCGATCCATCCGCGCTACCTTGCGGCCACCATCCAGACGCTTTGATGAATGGAGATTTTAACGATGGTGAAGAGTGGTGTGCGGCGTGCGAAGGGGAAGGGCGGACGAGGTGGTCTTAGAATGAAATGCCCCCATTGCGGCACAGATATGAACACGAACCCCGTAGACGAAGCGCGCGGATCGAAGCTGGTAAGCTGCCCGAACAACTGCGAAGCGAAAAGGTATGAAGTAAAGGAGAATGAAGGATGAGTTTTTGTATAGCAAATTGGAATTACGCAGGAACGCAAAAATTTATATCTCATAAATTGAAAGATGATGAAGAGACTACTCTTTGCGGATTGAAATGGTCGAAACTGCGTGGTGATTGGCAAATTTTTTATTATCCTTATCCGTCTTGCAAAAAGTGTTCTTGCAAACCCGCTGATGACGTGACAAATAACGAAACTAACGTAACAAATGTCATCTTGAACTAGCCGTATCGGTAGTGTAGAATAGTGTTACACAGGCGGTCACATGACCACTAAACAGGGTCAGCCGCCTGTGTAAGGAGAGAGTATGAGAACAAACAAAAACGCACGCGGCATGATTAGGCCATCAGAGATTGGTGCGGACACTCATTCAATGGTTGCTGCTGAGAAAAACGAGTTTTATGAGCTTCTCACTTGCGTATATCAGGTTGACCCAATCTATCAACCACTACCTTTCGGATTTTGGCTTTCTAGCGAGAGCAAGAATGCAATTCGTGACATGAAAGGGATTGTTAGTAGCGGCAATCCTAACAGCGAAGAAGGAAAGGCGATCATCTCGGAAGCAAAAGAGATAAAAGAGCACATGTGGCGCAATCAGGCAGCACAATTTTGCGCTTGCCCCGATGAAGCACACACTGGTTTGACGACTAGCCCGCCGCTTTGCGAACACTGTGAAGCGCAATAGCTTGACGAAATTTTAGACTTTTAGCACACACAACGCTACCAAGCGCGTCCCTGAGATGGGCGAGAGCGTGAAGTGGCTAAATAAAAATATCATGACAGGCTTCTGTAAGTTTACTGTTGACTCTCAAAGCCTATGATAAAAATCATGCTGCTGTGTTGGTTGGTGCAATGACGGCACAAGCGGTATGAATTCGGCGGCGGCGCATAAGCGCATGGACGATAAAGGCAGCACCCGCACCACAAGGGAAAGGCTGTTTGAAGTGAGTGGTTTCGCCAAATAATATTCCCGATGGGATGTTTTGGTCGCCGAAACGCAGTGCTACGGTGCGTAATCCGTAGCGACACGGGGCGGGTAGATATACCCACATGGTTAAAGCAGCAGCGAGCGGTTCGAATCCGCAAGCCCCACAAGAACAGCATAAATCAATTCGGAGTGCGCGTGTGCCCTCCTCCTGCACGCGGTCGGTGTCGAAACCGTCCTGCTCTCTTTGTAAAACTAAGAAAGGAAGGTGAAACGAAAAGATATACAACGAATCGCAATGACCACAATTCTTATCAAAATTATTCAATGAGGTACAAAATGATTACAGCACCAAAAGACGCAAAACAAATTAATCCTGCCGCAAGAGATGACGGTATCCAGCTTCCTTTTTATGCACCTGTTATTTATTGGCGCAATGGAAACAAAGCCTTATCCCAAGTTGGCGGCGTAGGCCATTTTGGGGGATGGGAAAGTCAAGACTTTGATGCAGCATTTTCAGAGCGTGGCGGTCTTCCAAGTGGTTTTAATGTAGAGGAAAGATTTTTCGGAAATGTTTGGGCTTCTCGGAGTATTTTGTTCGTTCCGGTAAGTGCTAGATTTCGATGGATTGAAGCAGATAACAAATCTCACAATCAGGTTCTTGTTGTTCTTGCTACACAGGAAAACAAAGAAATCAAAGAAATCAAAGAGTGGGGGACAGCGGTATTGTCCTACAAGGGCAAGAGCACAAAAGATAAATTCGAGAAGGCCACAAAAGATTGGGACAAAGAAACGCGACAGCTTCGCATTGACTTAGCTGGTGGGATGCCAGCGTGGTATTTCTATAGATTGGTTGGAACTTTTGGCGAGTTTGTGGAAATTGAAGTAGGCACAAAGCCAAAGTCAAGCATGATAACGCCTATGTCGCTCTATGTTCCTGAAATGTCACAGACTGTCATTGAAAAATCTTATGTTGGCGATGATTTGTATACTCGAATGAGTGAATTGCATGAATCCGCAAAAGAGTGGGCTAACGATAGCCGCTGGAAAGGTAACGAAGAAAATTTGCTTGAAAAAGCGCCTGTAGTTGGTGAGTTAGGTGGTGTATACAATCAAGCAGAGGAAATCAGTGGTGATTTAAGTGTTGATGAAGCTTTCCCGCCCGAATCAGACCCATTTGCATAAGGTAATAGTTACTTCCCCCGCGTCAATCAGGCGCGGGGGAGATGTCATAAGGTATTCAAGCTGTATGCCTAAAAAAACCACGAAAGAAATAGACAACAGAACACTAAGCCAAGCTGTCAAAGACCCTTATGTCAGATTTGCGGCGGCCGTCCTTGGCCAAGCTGCGAAAGATGCAATGCGTGGAGATAGGAGCGCGGCTGAGTGGTTGTTGTCAGATCAGGCATTATTTTATTCTGAGTGTGTCGGGTTTTCTCATCGGAATATTGAGCGATGGGTAAAAGGAAGGGAATATGCCAAGCAGAAAATTTATTATTGAAGGTGAGTTTACATCGTTGAATGAGTACATAAACACCGAGAGAATTAGTAAGTTTGCGGCTGCTGCAACGAAAAGAAATGAGACCGAACTCGTGGTGATGTTTCTCTCAAGAGAAAACCCATTGCCTGATGATTGCTATCCACTAAAGCCACGCTTTGATTTTTACACAAAGGATGCTAGGAAGGACGCGGATAACGTAGACTTTGCACGAAAGTTTATTCTTGATGGAATGGTCAAGGCTGGAATATTGGTAGATGATCGGCGCAAGTTCATTGTTGGCTTTGACATAAATTTATACGTTGACAAGAACAACCCACGAGTTGAAATAACCTTCACGTGGTAAAATCGTTTACAAGCCCCGCCTAATGGGTTTTTCGTCAGTGTCAAATCAAATATGGCGGGGCTGTAATAAATCGTTTTGAAATATTAAAAATGTGATGTACATTCCGCATATCACCTAGTTAGGCGGCTCCAGGAGAAATGAAAATGTTTAAAAATACAGGTGTTATATGTATGGTGCGTGTAAAAGACATGAATAGGGAGTGTGGTTATTCCAGTATTGATTTAGGCAATTTCTTCACAAGCTCAGAAGGTAAAAGAGTTTTGATAACTAGCCGAAAGTTTGCTGAGAAATATTCTCACTTAGTTACTGTGCCAGTATATGTGCGCCGCCCAACAACACGTGCAAGCGACGGCTGAAACTGATGCCGAAAAGTCAACCAAAGAGAAGTAAATTATTCTCGCTAGGTGTGGCTAATAAGCCGCGCTTGACGACCACGTTCAGCGGCTACCCTGGGAGAAACAATGAATAATCCAGTACAGGAAATGATTAACCACTTTTGTGTGACGGTCGATTTTGAACCAACGCCTGAGATTATGGCGCAGCTTGGAATGTTTGCTTGTGGTTATGCAGACGGTTATAGCGATGCCACACGAGCCGCCGAACTTGGCTTGCAAAATGACCCGGCTTCCGCTGTGCTCCAGCCTGCTGAGTCTTGCAAGAAATCGTAATAGTAAACAGCAACCCGGTGCTAACACGCCGGGCATTTGAAGCAAACGTTGGGCGGCTTAACTGTCGTCAAAGTTAAAGGAGAAAAAATGCCATTAGAATATATGCGCCAAAGTCCACCAGATGAAGACGAGGGTTTTGAATGCCACGTCTGCCATGATGATTATTCGGTAAACGCAGAGCATGTTCATATACGAAATCATAAAAAGGAAGAGATTTATTTTTGTTTTGGTTGTGCTGCGCTGATCCATGAACAAGTGAAAAAGGGCAGGTCAAATCCGTACAGCCATTTTTACTCTGGTTACGCAACAATAGCAGCTCTCAGGGAAGATATTGCCGCACTTAATGCCTATATAAAAAGAAGCCGCCCAACCCCCGTTGTAGCGGACGAGTGCAAAGAGTGCGGCTTGCCAAAGTTTTTCGTCTGCATAAACGATGCGTGCGCAGAGCAGTATAGGTAACTCGCCGCTAAACCTGAATAACCTTCACGTGGTAAAATCGTTTACAAGCCCCGCCTAATTGGTTTTTCGTAGTGTGTCAAATCAAATATGGCGGGGCTGTAATAAATCGTTTTGAAATATTAAAAAGGTAATGATGGCTATAAGCCCGCAAACCGCTGATGCAACCGTTGGGCAGCTTAATATGACAATAAAAATTATGCACAAAAACAAAGTCCATTATACGGGAGAGAGTTACAATGACCCGCTAATTCAAGAAGCAGCGGGTCGGATAGCTTACGAATGGCAAGTGTTTGGCGAATCGCTCTATTGGATTGATTGGGGCAGCCCAACATCCACTGCAAGCGACACGGCTTGCGCCTGTGGGTATCGTGGGCAGAAATTATCAGCAATCTCGGCGTGTCCAAGTTGCGGTTATCAGCCGCCGTGCGCCTGAGTTATACCGTTGGGCGGCACGTTGCTGTCCGAGAACAGGATAAAAATTATGTTTCATTTGACCACATATCTGTTTGTCGATGAAGATGACAACATTATCGAAGAAAAAGAATTTAGCAGCGAAACCGCAGCGGAGAAGCACGGTCTTCATTTGATGAATGCTCACAATAAAGTTATTGGTGTTTATAAAGAAGTTGTAATTCTTGATCCCATTTTTATGGCGGGGCTGTAATAAAAAGGAGTTAGCATGGTACAGGAAAACATTTTCGATATTGGCAGGAAATGGTTATCAAGTTTGTTTTTTCGTTTTTTTCTCAGAATTAACAATTTAGAAGATACGCAATATTTTGCAGAAATAGAAACAGATTGTCTTGACAGATTTCCTTGTTCTTGCTTTGATTGTGGCGATGGTTTGATGAAGTGGAATAAAGATTGCCCAATGTGCGGGGAAATAAGGCAGTCACTAGACAGACAAAGAAAACGAAGGAGTTTATAATGAGCATTACAGATCATGCACTAAATCAACTTGCAGACGACTTGCAAGCGATCACAGACAGAGTGCGCGGGGCGATAAGCGGGGAAGTGCCTAGTGTTATTATAGGTGTTGTCTCAGATGGTAGACCAAATCTTAGAATTAGAACAGACCCGACTACTGAGTTTGAAAATGTGTTAGGGGAACACTCTGCAAAAGCAGTTATCAAAATTGTAGATATAATTGAAGTGGAAGGTGCGGATGACACTTGGGCAAAGTTTGAATACGAGGGTGGTTATGCTTACTCTGCCATTGAGTATAACGGACAGACTTACATTGACATTCAAGGGGTCGCACCGCCTGAGCTGCCCGTGTGGCTACCAGACCCGAATCGACTTGCGCAGCTATTCTATACTCGCGATGGTGGTTTTAGAAAAGTAAAAGTTTACAGGGATAGTCAAGGAAAGGTTTTAGATCACGACGCTTATGAGTCTGCGATATTTATAGGCGACAGGATAGAGGGGAATTATCTACACATCGTTACAGAGAACACGAAGGAAAGCTTTGGATGGATTGACTACACAGAGAACGGGATGATAGATCATTCTCAAATACCAGAAGAAGTACTAAATTCTCTATGTCCTCCTGCCCCTGAATTCCCACTTGAAATTGCGCGAACTGTCACCGCGCCTAGCGAACTAGACAAAACATATTGGCACATCGAGCTTGACGAAAATAAACCCTATAACTTCCCAGTACCGAATACAATCCCTCTATGGAAGGACAAAGGCGAAACCCCCGGATTTTCCCAAGTGCCCGACAAGTGGCAATGGTTTATCTTTGACGCTATAAAAATGTCCTTCCCAGGGCAAAGCATTTTGTTTTATGTTTCAGTTTATGCATACTTTATTCGAGATAATGGATTTTATACAGACGGACACGATAAGGACGATAAAAGGGATGTAATACTAGGCAGAAATCCAAACGCAGAAAACTACTGGATAAAATGGAGTTTGACTACCAGAGGGAATGTCCTACAGGCGTATCACAAAAACGGGGCTGATATTTATCTCGATGGCTTCGACATTTCACAAGACCCGCCAAGCATTTTTGATACTTTTCATAATGATACTTTGTGGCATTACGAAACGCAGGTTTATCCAGATATATTGGATAATGGATTTAATAAAGCCACTCACTCACCCCCGAAAGTAGCAGGGGATAAAATAGGGATAAAGGCTATTCCTATTTTTAGAACTGGCTTTGCTGTAGATAAGAACGAAATCGGGGCGGTAGAAGTGCAGGCAGGGCAAGTATGTCCCGTTGTGAATTTGGAGCGGGATCAGGAATAATAAAAAAATGAAGCACTATCACAAAAACCCGAGAAAGATAACAAAAGCACAGGCGCAAGCATTAAAGAGAGACTTGCGCGTTTATGGGGATTTATCAGGTATTGTCCACAACGTCAGAACGGATGAGCTTATAGGCGGAAACCAACGCTCGGAAGCAATAGAAGGAATTATCAGCGGTATCTTGCAACCCGTTATCGTCAAGGAATATGATGAGCCAACGGAAGCAGGTACGCTTGCAATCGGCTTCTACGAGTGGCACGGTGAACAGTATTCTTACCGCCGCGTGGATTGGGACGAGAAGACGGCAGAGCTGGCTAACTTGATAGCAAACAAAGCGGGCGGGTTTTGGGATTGGGATATTCTAGCGAATGATTTTGAAGTAGAAACGCTTTTTGATGCGGGGTTTAGTGAAGATGAATTACTAGGAAATGATTTTGATTTAGGTCTTGACGAAAGCATGGACGCAGAGCCGCAAATTGACAGGGCAGCCGAGTTGCTAGAAAAATGGGGCGTGAAGCTGGGAGATTTATGGCAATTGGGAACGCATAAATTAATTTGCGGCGATTGCACAGACCCCGCAGTCGTTGAGCGGGTTATGGGTGGGGAGAAGGCGGGCGCGTTTGTAACAGACCCGCCATATAATATCTCAAAGGACACATGGGACACAATCGAGAATTATGTTGACTGGTGCAAAAGTTGGTTTTCAAATATAAAAAAATCTCCTGCTTATATTTTTACAGGCTCTTTGCATAGCGGTTTATGGTGGCAAGTATTACCGCCTAATATGGTGTATTGCTGGCATAAACCAAACGGACAAGGAAACAATCCTGCACGCGGGACAACAAAATGGGAGCCTATTTTATCGTGGAACACTGTGCAGGATAAGCAAACCGATTTTATAGAGCATAATAACGAATATGGCGAAAAAATAAACACGTTACATCTTACGCCAAAGCCGATTGGGCTTATTGAAAAGATTATAAAAAAAACAGACGGAATAATTGTTGATTTATTTCTAGGCTCAGGAACAACAATGCTTGCATCACAAAACCTATCCCGCCAATGCCGAGCGGTAGAGATAAGTCCTGAGTATTGCAGCGTGATTTTAGAGAGAATGAGCGAAGCGTTCCCCGCTCTCGAAATAAAGCGGATAGAGTAGACTATGGCAAAGCCCACTAAAGCAGCAATAAAAGAATAGTATCTTGGATTAGTATGAAGCAAGGACAAAGGCGACCACCAATACAACTTGAAAGAGACCGCAGAGAGATTGCGCGTCTCTATTTGCGTGGAGAGTTACAGTCTGAGATAGGGGATAAGTTAGGACTATCACAGCAAACGATAAGCAACGACCTAAAAGTCATCCAAGAGCAATGGAAGGTTGACCGCGTTGACGATATAAACGAGCGAAAGAATATAGAACTTGCGAAGATTGACGCGCTCGAGATAGAGTATTGGTCTGCATGGATTGAAAGCCTGAAAGATGAGCAAACGAAAAAGGCTATCAAGGCTGGAGATAAAGAAATCAGGCAAGAAATGATAGTGAAGGGGCAAAGCGGAAACCCTGCTTTTCTTCGTGGTATTGAGTGGTGCATCAATAAGCGTTGTGATTTGCTGGGGTTGGATGCGCCTAAAAAGTTAGAAAACATGAATTATGACATGAGCATATTACCGGACGAATATCTTGACCGTATAGCTGGTGGGGAAGATGTTGGTAAAGTATTCGCTGAGTTTTTCGGCTCTTTAGCTGATAAGGTGATCGGTTCGGATGAGTAATGCCGTTATGCAAGCAAAGGCTGTCAAGGAAAGACGAAAGCGGGACAGAAGCGGGGTAAAAAGAACGAGTGTGTACATCAAGGAAAGAGACGCTTATTTTACTAAGGATATAATAAACGAGATTTATTTTCCTCATCTCGAAAATATGACCCGCACGCAAATTTTTTATGGCGGGTCTTCTTCTGGAAAGTCTGTATTTTTAGCGCAAAGAGCGGTATATGACCTCCTGACCGGAGGAAGAAATTATCTCGCATGTAGACATATTGGCGGGTCATTGGCCGATTCTGTTTTCAAAGAAATAAAAAAAGTTATCATTGACGGAAATCTTACTCACCTATTTCAGAAACTACCAAAAACTCTAGGAACCATTACTTGTACAAACGGGTATCAGGCAGTTTTTAAGGGATTGGACGATGCGGAAAAAGTAAAGTCGATTACCCCGATGGTTGGTGTATTTACCGACATCTGGATTGAAGAAGCTACAGAAACAAGTCGAAATACAATCAAAGCTCTCTATAAGCGTCAACGTGGTGGTGATCCAGAAACAAAGAAGCGCCTAACACTCTCTTTTAATCCTATCCTGCAAGACCACTGGATTTACTCAGAGCATTTTCAACCAAACGCATGGATAGATAAGCAAACCATATTTGATGGAGAAAATGTTTTTATTATCAAGTCCACTTATAAAGATAATCTCTTTCTTACCCCTGAAGATATTGAGGACTTGGAGAACGAAGAGGACAAGTATTTTTACGAGGTCTATACTCTAGGAAATTGGGGCGTACTCGGTAACGTCATTTTTAAAAACTACGAATTGCGCGATCTGTCAGGCATGAGAGACCAATTCACAGAACTACGTTTCGGTCTTGATTTCGGTTTTGCTGACGATGAGGCAGCCTTGTGGGCTTCTCATATAGACACCAAGAAAAAAGAAATCTACATCTTCGCAGAGGTTTACGAACTTGGTCTAACAAATCCAGAACTCGCAGACAAGATACGCGCTATAGTCGGTCATCATAGGGTTGTCTGTGATAGTGCAGAGCCTAAATCCATCAAGGAATTACGGGACAACAGAATCAATGCGGTTGGAGCAAAGAAGGGGCAAGGAAGCGTTAATTTTGGTATCCAATGGATGCAACAGCATAAACTTATATTTGACCTTAGCTGTATTAACGGTCATAATGAGGTAAGACAATATAAATGGAAAGAGGGACGGGACGGAAAACCGGTTACCCCCCCAACGCCTGTTGGCAAAAACGATCACCTTATTGCAGCGGGTCGTTATGCACACGAGGAAGATAGCTATCTGGTTAAATCAGGTTTTGCCAGAGTAAGAAATTAGGAGAAATAATTATGGAAATGTTAACGAGTTTATCATTCTTGGATAAAGGGGAGGAGTGGCCGCCACATAGCCAAACAGAGCGATTGAAAAAGTACGCAGACAATCGGAAGCGATTTAAAAACAAACTAGGCTTTGACCGCAAAAAATACAACCATATTATTAGTTTGGTTGGCAATAAATTTCGAGTAATTGATTATAAGTTCTTAGTGAATTTCTATAAAAAAGTATCGCTGAAAACTTCCGACCTTTTATTTGTTGAACCTCCTACAATTAGCGCAGGGGATGACGAAACAAAGAATACAGTAATTGAGCAGATCAAAGACTTAAGCGATCTTGATAACATCGGGGCGCAGGCAGCCATAGATGCATCGAGGTATGGGGATGCCCTTCTAACTATTAGGATACCAAGTGCAGATGATGAGGAAACCCAAGCGCAAGCGTATATCGGTATCACCTCCCCCTTGTTTTGGTTCCCTGTTACCAGCCCCATGAACCTGAAAGAAATCACGCAGCACGTTATCGCTTGGACTTCCACCGAGACCATTATAGAGAACGGGAAAGAGAAAGAAGTCACATATTTGGATTATCAAATCCATTACAAAGGGCATTACGAGCGCGGGAGAAAGTACGTTGAAAAAGGCACTATCGGAGATGCAATTTTTGTCGGGCAACCTGTGGAGGTAGAAGACGAGGAGGGCGTTATCGGAAAGCAAGTCTCGGAGCTTGAAAGAGTAGACACAGGGCTTTCGAGTTTTGCCATTATTCCAGCCCAAAATGTGGTGACAAGCGATACCATTTTTGCCATTGACGATTACGATGATTTCGCAAGCCTAGTCGAAGAACTCCAGGTACGACTTGAAAAGATAGCTCACGTCTTAGACAAGCACGCCGACCCCTCCCTTTCTGGCCCAACATCTGCCCTGACTTATGACGAAGAAACTGGCGAGTGGTTCTTAAAGATGGGTGATTATTATCACCGCAACAGCAAGGAAGACCCCGCAGTCGAATACGTCACTTGGGACGGTAAACTTGAAAGCTCATTCCAAGAAATCGAATTGCTATTAGACCTTATCGCGGTATTATCCGAGATGGGTTCAGCGATATTTGACCGTGACAGTCTCAAAGGCTCTGGGTTATCTGGTCGGGCTTTACGGCTTCTTTACGTGAACCCGCTAACAAAAGTCCGGCGCATCCGTAACCGCTTTGATAGGTCATTCAAAGAGGCAATCGCCCTATGCTCGGAAGTAGGATACGAAGGGAAATCAGTAGAGAAAAAAGATATTTCTATCAAGTGGAATGACGGTCTCCCGAATGACAAAAAAGAAGATGCAGAAATCGGCGTTATCCGTACAGGTGGCAAGGCTACAGATACGATTGTCGCTCAGATCATGGAACAGGACGGATTGACCAAAGAAGATGCAGAGGCAAAATACGCCGAGATAGTTAAGGAAACAAACGCCCGATTGTTATCAGAAGAACCTGAACCCAACTTCTTTGAAGATGAAGAGGATGAGGGCGAGGGCGAAGAAATCTAATGCTAACAGCAAGCCAGATAGACAAAATCCCGAATGATTTTCTTGACCTTTGGGAAGTGTTTCAGCAAGAGACATTGAACGATATAGCTAGGCGCGTTGGCAACGTGAATTATGCAAGTGCATCCTGGCAAGTTCAAAGGTTAATTCAATCTGGCTTAGTTTACGAAGAGACAATAGAAAGGCTCGCCATAATCACAGGGCAAAGTGAGAAAGTTCTTAGGGACACATTCGAAAAAGCGGGGGTAACAGCTTTGCGATTTGACGATGCCATATACAAGGAAGCTGGGCTTACTCCCCCGCCGCTCTCCGCTTCTCCATCGGTTATAGAGGCAATCACGGCGGGATATATAAAGACGAACGGAATACTTACGAACCTTACCCGAACAACTGCGAACGCCTCTCAACGTCTTTTTATAGAAGCCGCTGATATTGCTTATCTTCACGTATCAACAGGCACGCTCGGTTATGACCAAGCGATACGCAGAGCAATTGACAAAGTAGGCAAAAGCGGTCTATCTGTCACTTATCCATCGGGGCATGTTGACAAGTTGGACGTAGCAATGAGAAGGGCGGTATTGACAGGCGTTAATCAAACGGTCGGGGTTATGCAAAATGCACGTGCCGACCAAGTAGGGAGCGATCTTGTAGAAGTGTCTGCCCATATTGGAGCAAGGCCTGAGCACGCAGAATGGCAAGGTAAGATTTACTCACGAACTGGTACTAAATATCCTGACTTCGTGGAAAGCACGGGCTACGGAACAATGCTCGGTCTTAGCGGAGTCAACTGCCGCCATTCTTGGTTCCCGTTCTTCGCTGGCATTAGCGATAAAGTCTATAAGCAGGCGGAACTAAACGACATCGCTAATAAATCAGTAACCTATAACGGGCAAGAAATGACCATATACGAAGCATCTCAAGAGCAACGCAGAATTGAGCGCAAAATCAGGGAGTGGAAGAGACGAATGGAAGCGCAACGGGCGGATGGCTTTGATGGCGCACAGGAATACGCTAAGGTCAGAGAGTGGCAAGCAAGAGCAAGGGACCTGATAAGACAAACGGGGCTTCCGCGCCAATATATACGGGAGAAGGTATAGCATGAGCGATGAAGAAGTAATAGAAATTATAAAAAGGCTTGACGCTCTCGAAGCCACATCTACCCCGTTTTTGATAATTAAGTTTCTAAAACTACTATATTCACTTTGTAGACAATATTCATCCTGGTATGAAAAAGAAATAAAGGGGACTTTGTGAAAATGTAAAAATATGCTACAATGGCAACACAGCACAACGCCTTTGGGCGGGGTGCAGCTAACCAAGTAGGGCATTATGCCACGCTTTTTGACAGAAGATCGTCAGAGCGTGGTTTTTTTGTTACCCCACCTTGAAGGGATATAAACTCAAGGAAAAATCAAGTCGGAGTAGACCGACATATAAACTAAATCTAATGGAGCTATAGAATGAAATTCTTGAAAGAACACTTAAGCGAAGACCTTTTCGCGCAGCTACAAGAGGCCTTGAAAGATAATAAGGATGTAAAACTTGCCAACCTTTCATCTGGCGACTATGTAGCAAAAGCGAAATTCGATACAAAGCTGGATGAGATATCAACTCTGAAAGAACAACTCGAAGGTCGCAATAATGATGTAACCGCTCTCCAGGAACAACTGAAAGGCGTAGAAGGTGTGGACGATCTGAAAGGAAAACTTTCAGAACTCCAAACAAAATACGATGGAGATATGGCAAGTCATCAAGAAAAGATTGTCTTGGCAAACGCCTCGCTTAAGGTCATGGAGATGGGAGCAAAAAACGCAGCAAGCGTTCTGGCTCACGTTGATATGAGTAAGGTAAAACTTGGAGAAGACGATACTCTCCAGGGATTATCAGAACAGGTGACACCATTACAGGAGAGTATGGACTTCCTGTTTGGAGAGCCTAAAAAAGTTTATAAAAGCACACCGCCAAGCCCTCCCCCACCACCTGACGATAATCGCTCAGACTGGGAGAAGAAATTCAAAGATGCAAAAGATATAAGCCCTGTAGAGGCTATCAAAGTGAAACAAGCTGCATTTGCGGAGGGCATAATTCTAAATTAATGAGGTAATTAATAATGGCACAGATATCAGGACAAGGCACTATTTGGAATTTGCCTAACTATTTTGCTGAACTATTCACAGCAGATGTACGTCGTTTCCCCTTCCTAAGCATGATCGGAGGTCTCACAGGAGGCAAACAAACTGGCAATTTTGAGTTTGCGTGCTCCAGCGAATATGACTTCCCTGCCGCTGCTCAACCAGCGTTAACCGAAACTGCTTCACTAACCGCACCCACCGCAACCGAAGCCGTCCGCGCACAAGTCAAAAACGTAACGCAGATTTTCCAGCAAGCGGTTAACCTGAGTTATGTGAAACTCTCTAACCAGGGTCGCTTGTCTGGGATTAACTCACAGGGGGAAGAAAATAACGTAGAGGACGAAAACGCCTTTCAAATCAATTACAACCTACAGATCATTGCTCGCAATATCGAGTATGTGAACTTTAACGGGGCATATCAGATTGCAACCTCCGCAGCGGTAGCCAATAAATCGCGCGGTATGTTTGCGGCATGTGCTCTATCTGGTGGCTCTGTAGTTGCAGCGGCAGGGGCAACCCTGAGCAAGGCACTTATGGACGAACTTCTCCGCACCATGTTTGACGCT